GGCACAGCGAGTCTCAGAATAAATTCTGAATAGAGGCAATCTTTGGGACCGGACGAAGTTTGGTATCGTCCTCTTGAAAAACCTGTCTGTTGGCAGGCAAAAACGCATCATATTTTTGTAAAAAGGAATATGAAAACCGGGGTTTCTAAAAGAAGGGGGTTGTCTGACTGTAATTTGCAGTGGAAAGGAGGGGTAAAGATCCAGTCCAAAAACCGCAAGAAAAATCATCACCAGCTTGACGGGTGAGGAATAAGTCAGTACTTGCAGCTTCAGTACCAGCAAAACCTGCTATGCCCAAATTGGCGTAGGTGGTGTTGGGAGGGTTGGCTGGGAGCTCCAATAAAACAGGGGCATGAGAAAATTTCCCATACCAAGGTATTGAAAGCTCAGGGTTGGGATATACTGAAGAGGGGGTGGGAACTACGGGGGTCATTCGCAACTTGCTCCACATGGGATTAATGTATGGAGCATAGCCACCTGCTGTAATTGCTTGATCAACGCCATAAACAGCGCGAGCTACATAAGTTCCAGAACCCGGGTTATAAGCACGGATTCGAGTGGAACCTCTATAGAATGCAAAACATGCAGTAATGATGGAAACATAATCAACAAGTGTAAGACCCAAATTGGTGTTAACAGTGGACGTGTCAGTGAAGTACGTGGGCAGAATTATTGAACTTGGTGCTGCATACGCTACATTCTGATCTGAACCACTGATGGTAGCTCGTATAATTGGGACAGCACGTTTGATTAGCTGCCGATACGAACTTATGAATTCACCAACCGCAAAACGGGCAGAGGACAAATTATTAATTTGTTGGATAGAACTCGTACCAAGACCGTCTTGAGCAAGAGTTCCAGGTTGCGAACTCTTATCCATTTGGCCTATAAGTGCTTCACCACCCTGAGGATATGTAGAGGGTGCTGAAGTATAAGGGATTAGCAGGGCATTGTTGGGAACTGCAAACTGGAAATCATCACAACAAGATTGTTCCACAATGATCTGTATGGAGTTGTTGACAGTATCAGGGTGGCGCAACTCGTTGAGAACTGAAATATAAAGACCACCAGAAGATGTTTGACATTCCAGCATAGGTCTATTTGCAACCCAAGGGACAACAAATTCATACTCAGTCAAGCTTCGAATATCAATGACATCTTTATGCAAGTAAGCTGCATTAGCAGTAGTCAAAGAGGGAACAGGCAATGTAGTATATCCAGGAACAAAAGCGATAAGTAGTCTACCAGAATGGAATTCTGTTTTGACGAACTTGAGCTTGAACTTGAATGAGCCCTTCCAGTAACGAAACAAGTTGGCTAAATAGGAAGTCGGAGTAGTGTCAAAACCTTGTGCGTTTGGAAACCTAAATGAGTTGGGACCAGTTCCAAGACCGTACAAAGTATTGAGTGGTGTAGCGGTGTCAACCCAAGTGATAGTTGCTATAAAAGTGGGTATGGAGAGAGAGTAATGAAAACTCATCTCATCCACACCTGATGAAGCAAAGGAGGGTAACAACTCAAGATGATTGTCCTCGGCAAGAGCCATGTTTATGGAATTGTCAGATCCACTAACATTGATCGCTTTGGAAAAAGTCCGTTGCTGATATTGGGCAGCGTGCTCAAGATTGAGTGGCACACTAAAACCCATCGCGGACGCCGAACGCGCTAACACGTTAGACAGCCACGAAGCAGGTGTAGCAATAGAACTTAATAGAGGAATCTCACCAAGAATATTAGTCGCTTTAGAAATCTTAATGAGTTGTGAAGAGATGGGCCCCTCTGTTGGGGACTCATCTTCAACAGAAGCGCCGACACGCATACGACGCGTGCCACCGGCTTGAGGTACTACCGCATTATTAGAAACGGTGGGGAAGAGCAACTCAACATCTTCAAAATGAGCCCACACTGTGTACTCAGCAGAGAGCTCACCAGATGCGGCCACAAGTGGGGAATAAACAACAACATTCACAATGCCGACCGTACCTTGACCCGTAGTGGTGTCTAGGGCTAGATAAGGACTGACGTAGGGAACTTCCAACACAACTTCAGTGTCTGTTGCAGCATCGAAATCGATGCGTGGTAATTGAGTCCAGTAAAAAACACTGCCGTTCACGTTGTTATATTTCCTTTTACTGACATCCTGTTGAGGAAAGAAATACATACACAAGCGACCTTGTTGAAACCTGTTGCAGTTGACCTGTAGTCTTATGACTGCTTTGGCTCGAAAACCATAAAATCCTGAAATTTTCTGGGAAATTGTCTTTGATGCTTGAATTATATCAAGGGGTATTTGTACATTGGTAAGACCAGTGGAAGTGGCCATAGTGGATAACCAGTCACCATTGCGAACTATGACTGGACGTGCTAGGAACTCTTTAATACTATGTGTATCCCCATCGGACATTCCTTGCATTAATCCGGAATCCATTGCAACCGTGTTAGATGGTCTGGCAGCAACGGGGGTTGTATTGGAGATAAGTGTGGTCATTGTTAACTTGTCTGTGACCAAATCAGACGAAGGGTTTTCTTGTGTTTTTTCTTTAGTTGAATCCATGATCGATGTTGCGAGAGACGAGCATAGTATTCCGCAGGTAACAATGGCGAAACACCGCTCTGTCACTCTGAATATATTGGTTGTCGTGTTTATATAAAAACAAGTAAAAATAGTCTTTTTCAATTGGGCTGACAGAACCAGTTCTAAAAATTTCACATTCCGTTGACACTTTGAGCCCGCATAATTCCGTGAGGGAATCGGAGTGATTCATCACACCTCTCCTCACCATACGCGACTTTTTCGTGCACCCTTGTGGAACGACGTCTAATTGGCCAGCTATTGCGGGGATCTCAACGGTATAATCATCAGGGTCTTCCAAACTCAAATAAACCTTGTTACTACCCATAATAATACCTAACAAAACCCGTCTACTGGGTACATATGTTCGGTACTTGAGGACTCGATCTGTAGCCTCTTGGATAGTTTGCGCGCTCAAATAATACACTGAATCAGGATGGAGCGCCAATTCCCGAATAGCGGTTCGCGCATTGTCTAAAGTGATCTGATCAAAAAGGATGCCATTCTTTGTCCAATAAGGCATTTCCATAATTGTGTCAAGATCAAGTGGTGCAAGATACATGCGGGAAAAACTGTCATAACAAAAACCACGCTTCAAAAACGTGACTTCGCGCAATAAACGTGAAGGAGGAGGATTCAAATCAGTTTTGACATCACTGGTGTACTCAGAATTATAGAGATACATCATGGACATTTTCATTGAATGTTGATTGAAAATCCCAATTCTCTGTTCAGACACATTGACAACATGATCATCGCCGAATACTGTAACAGAGACATGTTCATCAAAATCAATAATGGCATTCGGGGAACAACCCATCGCGTGATAATAACAATGACGGATGAGAATCAAATTCTTGATTGATTGAAAAATGGCAGTGCCAAACAAACCGCTGAGCCAGCTGTTAAGTAGCTTCATCACAGCGCTTCTGTATATGACATGCCCTTGTGCTATAGTCATCATAATTGTCCGACGTATATTGTGGTTGACAGCGCCATCGTTGTAGTACGGTTGCACTATTTCATCCACAACAGCCAACAACATATCTTCATAATAATTTGCATCGAAATTCTTGTGATCTCCTGCAAACACTCTAGGACCTTTACTCTGCAAGTGTTCGGCAAGCATAGTCCATTCATCACTAAAAGGATTAATACCAACGGCTGATCCGTTGTCAATACGATTCCTCATAACCCAAACACTAAATCCCATAAAGTACATTCTCATCACAATGAGAAAATCAATACCAAGGCAAAAAACAACACGTGTTTGTAACTGTGCTACTTTCTTGAGAGGCCTTGTTTCATCTTTCAAAGACGCAATGGCTGGAACGAACGGTAATTCACCAACTGTCAATTGGTATTCCAACGCATCAACGTCTTTACGTAAATCATCACACTCTTTCGAAGTGAGGTCATAATCCACCCCAGAACCGAACCATGCTTGCTTCCCCTTTGTTCCACTCGGCAATCGAGTGACATAGGGATAACCAGCACTAGTTCCTCTAGGAATTCCATCACAAAATGCCTCACCCGCAATTCCAATAACAGACTCATCAAAATTGAATAAGCGAGCAAGTCCAGGTTCAATTTCCTTGTTCTTCCAATCAGTATAGATATGAGTACAGATAGCTGAAACAATGAGCTTGTCAACTCTATAAGAGTTCTTTGTATACTTGACAAGTGCGTCATCCATAGGTTCAACCCATTCA